CTCCTTTTCTCGTAGCATTAGCTCTAGGCGCGCGAGGGCACCCCATGCTGTGTGGGCAGCGTGGAGAAGTCCAGAGTCATCGTCCAGAACCTCACCTTTTCCTTCTTTGATAAGGTGTCGTACCATTGCATCAGAGTATCGAGTAATTCCGTCAGGGACATGCTCCCATCCGTTCCAATTATACTTAGCTGCTCCGAAAGCTGAGACGGTAGCAACTGCTTCCACTGCTCGTGGGAAATAAGAAAGGACTCCGCGATTGACTGGTGGCTTGCCTGCGTCCATTTTGATTCCGCCAATCGCTGCTTTCTCTGCCGGGTCATTAGTGTATTCCTTATTCGCCATTATAAATGTACTCCTGTAGCATGTCGTAGTTCTCTTCGATCTTGTCGCTGAAAGCTTCGATTACATCCATGATGTCGATACCTAGGAGTTCGGTCAACTCCCAAGGTTCGAAGTAATCAGCTAGGCGTTTCTTAAATTCTTCGTCCATTTCAAATCTTCTTCCTCGTACCCTCTCCCCAAGCTCCGCAGTCTTGGCACTGAATGCGCTGAATCTGGTAGAACTTAGTACGCCTGTACCCTCGGCTCTGAGTGTGGGTGCTACCACAGTTAGGGCACGAACCAGCAGTACCTGTAGTGTGTGGGTGGTTCCGGATGAACGGAAGGATTTCTTTGTAGAGTTTTACAAGAAGCTTGACGTCCTGAACGCAGTACTTACTCATCCTCTTCTGGGCTTTCTCGTCCCCTTCTACGACGTCACGCCACAGACGGAACCCTTCGTGCTTCATCTTACCTTCGTTCGTAAGCAAAGGTCCGATGTAAGCCAGTCTATTCATTACGAACCCGAACTGTTTAACCACTTTAAGAAGATCAATGCTAGCAGGCTTAGGAGGGGGATTAAGGCCTGCAAGTACGATTTCACCTGTGATCTTTTTGATGTCATACTTGTCACCGTTGTACGTCAGGACTGCTTCTGCTTCAGTCAGCAAGTCGAGAGCAGCTTGAGCCATCCCTTCTCGTCCGTGCTCCCACTCACTGAAGAACATGAAGTCTTTACTGCCTACCCAGTTAGCGCAGAAACACAGCATACCTCCTTCGTCAATCAACTGATCAGGGGAGATACTCTCGTCCCACATCTTCCAGACGTAAGCTGTTGCCGGTTTCCACTCGATGTCGACGGCTAGAATTTTAGATTGTTTACTCATTATACCATTCCTCAGGAATACGGTCGCCCTCGTGCCAGAGGAACCCCTGTTTGCTGGCCCACTCTCCATACGTCATGGAGTTAGGGGACTTGGTGATTCGATTATTTGCTCGTTGGAACAGAAAGCGGATATCGCGGCTTGGATGCTGTTTCTTAACACGAGCCATCTTTCCTCTAGCTCGGCTGTCGAAATATCCTTTGCACTCCACGTAGACTCCATTACCAAGGTCGAAGTCGGGAGTATAAGTGGCAGGTGTATTGTAACTGAGAGTGGATGCTTTCGACTCGTAATCCACTCGTCCTTTAACTTCTTCTGGTACATTACCCCACACCCTCTTCTCAAACTTACTTCGGAACTTCACAGCGTTTACTCACCTCTCTGTAAATCTCTTTCTTTACTTCAAGAGCAGACTTACCTTCTGTGTCTACGGTATTCAAATAATTCAAAACTCCATCAACAGCAGAAAAATAACCTGATCTGTATTCAGGATTAATCCAACCTCTGCTCATGTCAAAGCCTCCCAACTCACAGGGAACAGAGGACGGATAATCTTATCTAACATTTCAGCAACTTCCTGCGATTCTTTCTGGGCATGACTGTCAGAGCGAAGCTTATAAATCCGTGCATAAGATGCCAGTGATCCTGTCCAAATCCACTCAGTGTACATACTTTGAGGCAGAATCATACGGGCTTGCTCAGGAGCTACTCCGTCAAGCATCAGTTCCTTATAAGCTTTAAGACACGTACGCTCAGCCTCTCGGTAAAGATAGTCTCCGTCACGAGAGAGTTTAACTTCTCCTGAACTGCCTTGCTTCGCTCCGTTAGTAGGTCGTCCTCTCCACTCACTAGGTGTAAAGAACTCAGGCTCGTCGTCCACGTACCGGCGGCTGACTTCGTTCCACACTAGGCCTACGACATGTTTTTGCAACTGCCTCGCAACGAATACTGGTGCTTTTACCTTCAACTGAATTTGAGGATGGGCGAAAGGACTCCAATGATTGTGCTCTGCCAGATAGTTAATAAGCTTCTTATCTACTTCTTTGAGTGTTTTAATCTTGCGAGTGTAGGGCAAAGGACCTAGAAGAATGTTATCCTCCCACTCCTCTACTTCAGTCTCTTCCCATCCACTGGCTTTATCGAAAGAGACTCGTGCAGAATTAACTACGGTCAAGTCACTCCCTAGATGGTCTATGTAATCAACTCTCATTGTGTTCCTCTAGATAGTTTATAAGATTTTGCAAAGTATTGGTACTCTCTTTAGTTAGTCCTAGTGCCTGATTACAAGGACCACATAAAAGACCTCTTACTTTTCCTGTATTGTGACAATGATCTACGTGAGTCTCTCTCCCTCCGGTTAAAGAAGTAGTACAACATACACAAGAGAATCCCTGTTCTTTCAACATCTTATTGAATACGTCTAAACAGATGCCGAACTCTCGTTTTAGGCGTAGATTTTTCATTTTTAGAGGGTCTCGGCAGCCGGGGCCGCTCCATTTCTTGTGATGGTGTCTTTTAGCGCAACCGAGAGAACAGTACTTATGTCTAGCACCTTTCGTGTCTAGAGAGTAGGATTGCTCACAGTTTTTACACACCCTTTCTCTGTTGGGTGTTTTAGGCACGTCCTACCTCCGGTACGTTCGGTTCTTTAACAATTTTAGTAAAATACCTCGGACCGTTGGAGTAAAGGAAAACGCGAACATCGGGATGGCAACGAAACTTATGCTTACAATAACTACAACCAAGAGCCAGCTTAAGATTACCAGATTTACCGTCAGGCTCAGGTTGATAGCAAAGTTCAGGAGGCGTTTCACTTTCCACTACTTCCTTTAGGTGTTCGATACGTGGACCCGGTGGGTAGTGCTTGATGGTCGAAGCCTTGAGCGGCGAGATGCAAATGTCCCCCGCTACTTTCTCCATAGCCAACCAAGCAGCATCCTCACCGGGGGTCAGGACTTCTGCATATCCTGACAACTGTTCCGTATATCCGAACGTGTCTGTTTCGGTTACTGAGTTCTGCTCGAATTTTTTATATCCATAAGGGCTTGCCGACTTAACGTCCACAACGACACCATCAACGATTGCGTCAATGCTCCCCGTGACACCGTTGATTTCAACTTGGCCTTGTGTCGCGGTAACCGTGTGGCCAGCCTCTCGGGTGAGGAATAGTAAGAGTTGCTCAATCAAATCTCCGTATTGAAATTTTAGATAGGTCTTAGGTAGTAGTTTTTCCTCGTTGTCAGGGTCAGGGTGTGCATCCATCCAGACTTGCCTGTCCGGCTTACCTAGTCCAGAGAATCGTACCGCTCTGCGACCAGAGTTGTCTTGTTTACGTAAACGAGAACGGAGAATATTCTTACACTCTTCTGCAAAAATATCTAGGTTTTCTTCATCTACTATGTGGTCGTACTCAGGGTCGTATAATGCATAGATATCTTGGACCAGAGTGTCTAAAGTTTTTGTACCCATTCTGCAAATCCTTTCAACTCTTCTAGAGTAGCGTCAGTCTTTATACGGTTAGCTAGTTTGCTAATTACCCAGATATTATCTCTGATATATCCTTTACTAGAGTCTATCCGGTCTAAAGAAGGTGCGTATCTGGTACCCTTTTCTAGAGGCACTCGCAGAATAGGACATTCCTCCGGGATAGCTAGGTCGTACACCTCTATTGTAAAATCAATCCCAGACACAGAGGCTCTCGCCTTAGCGGCGTGCCATAACTTTACTACCTCTTTAGTGTACTCCTGATCTGGATGCCTCTTCTCCCACTCTTTCTTATAAGAAGCTCTAAGAGGCTTGTCTGACGTTCTCTTCTTCAAGTAGGAAGGCCTCTTGTACGCATCGTATGAAAATTCGTCACGGCAGACAGTCGAACACACTCGTTGATTGTGCGACCTTGGCTTGTACATAGCCTCACAGTTTTCGCAACGTCTTTCAGGATAATCTTTTGGCTTATGTCTAGGCACTACGCTACGTTCTCCGTCAGGTCAGCGTCAAGGATTTCTCCGTGTTCTTGCCATCGGTCTCTAACGAAACAGTAAGGAACACCGTCTACGTTGTGGCCTTCAGGAAACGAGGTAAGAACTTCTTCGATCTTATCGAACGCTTCGTCGTTGTCCTTAGCGTCAAGGATTAGATCAATCGTCTCAATAACAATCCGACGTACTTTAACAGTTACTTCATATCGCATATAGTTCGTCTCTCTGTATAAAGTGTAGGCCTCTCACCTACCGGGGCGTCTAGCTAGGCCGCCTCTTCAGGAAAACGGATAGCACTTCCGCTACCGCACATGCTCCTGCTACATGCCACTCCGTAGAGCGGGACCTGATTAACTATCTGACTCATAATCCTCAGGCTTAACACAAGTAGCCAGCATCCCGTAACCGAGAGAATCTGCTGCACTGGCGTACTCTCGTGCCTCCTGCTGGCAGACTTCCATAGAAACTTGAGGGAGTTTAACAACTTCCATCTGGCCACTAGCCGGATCGAGAAGGAACATTACAAGCAGGAACTTAAACATTCGCTATCTCCTCAGAATGGGATGTCGTCGTCGAGGTCTTCAACAACTTCTGGCTTAGTCTTGGCCTTAGGTGCGGGCTTCTTAGCAGCCTTCTTAGGGGCTTCGTCCTCGTCACCACCCGGATTGTCGTAGTCACCGAACAACCCACCTGCACGGCCTTCGTAGGGGACGTGATCGGTAATTCGTGCGGCATCCAGCCAGATAGATTTCTTCTTACCCTTACCCCAATCAGCAATCGTGAGCTTGAGTAGAGCCTTAGTACCGTTACCGATCAGAGTGTCAGTGTCCCAAGCAAAGTCATCAGCGTCGTAGAAACGCATCGGCTTGTTCTTCTCACCATCCTTGTTCAGTTCCGGCTTGCGGATTCGGATGTAGTCGTCAGGCATGTTGCCCGACTTATCTTCCTTCAGTCGGTCAAGGAGGCGGTGCTTCTTCAGGAACTCAGTGTCGTCAGGAACAAAGTCCAGAGTCCACTCCTTAGCGTCACCGTCGTAGTTATCAACGGGATTGCCAAGAGCCTTGCACCACCAGATTTCACCAGTTACAAATTCAGTCGTAAATTCAGCCATAGTTTTCTTTCTCTTTCATATAACGGATAATTGCTTCAAACTCTTCTACAGTTCCGTTACTTTTTAGCATGTTTGCTCGATCAGATATAACTCGAACATTTTCTTTAGTGTATCCTTTGGTGTTATCTATTCTATCTAGAGAAGGAGAGTCGGGTCTTCGCCCTGTACCCGGAGATACAATAATAGGAATACCAAGAACGGGACAAATAGAAGGTATTTTAATATCGTGCTTAGTGATGGTAAACTCTAGTCCGTTTTTCTTAGAACGTGCTTTAGCTGATGTACACATATAAGCCTCAGGATTTTCAGTTCTGTATATTTTATTATACCTTTTGCTAGCCAAAATCTCCTTCCTTTCTATAAGTATTATATCATATTCTCAGGAAAAGTCAAGAACTATTTTCATATTTTTCTACAAGTTTCTTTCCTTTATCTGTTAAGTAAAATCCTCCCATTTTTGTAACAAGCAGTCCGTGCTCTTCACAGAACTCATAACACTCGGTGTAAGCAGCCCCGTAAGGACCGTCCCATGTATTTGTAAGAACACTATAGTCATATTTATTTAAAACTAGTTCCATTCAAATCTCCACTGTTAGAGGCCGCCACTTCGGATTCTCTCCGGGATAGCCCCGAGGATTACAAACAACCTTTACGCCGTCCACAACGGCCTCATTTCTTGCGTGGGTATGCCCGTGACACCAAACATGTATTTGATCTGAGAACTCTTCTAAAAGAGGCCTCATATAGGGATTCCAATACCATTCGTTAGAAAGCTCTCCGTCGTACTTGGGATCAAGAGTTTCTTCACAAGGTGCTGTGTGGGTCACCACAATACCCTTAAGTTGGTAGTCTTTCCACTCTTTCAATTTAAGTTTTATATAGAAAGCCTCTTCGGCGGCGAGTTTGCAAATGTCCTGAAAATCAATACTACACCGATGAGAGTCATTCATCATCCTGATCCAAGAAGGGTAGTTTTTAACCTTGTGAAGAAACTCT